GGCCGCCGCTTGCGCCCCGTCCGGTTGTGAGGCTGTAATGCCTCACAACCCGTTAGGAGCCGCGCTACGCGGTCGGCTGCGTTATCGTCACGGTAGCCTTCTTGCTGTTGTTCGCATTCAGTGTCAGCACTAAGCTGCCGCTCTTCTCCTCGCCTTCGTTCGCCTCCGCCGAGATCTTCACGCCCGTCTCCGTCTCCTCGACCGAGAAACCCTCGGGCGCCGCGCCTACGGTGTACTCACCGCTCGCCGTCACCGCAACCTCCTTGCTGCCGCCCTCCGCCGGTATCTCCACGCTCGTCGGCTCAACGCTTATGCTGCCGTCGCTGCCAGCCTCGTAACCGCTGCGTATCGCAACACCCGCGTCGGCTTTCTTGAACATGCAGATAAAGTAATGGCGGAAGTTAATCTTGTTCCTCTGGTATTCCGGGTCGGTACCAGCCTCGCTGTAATACATCTTTGTCGAACCCGTCGCCTTGAACACGCGCGGCACGTAGAATGCGAACGAACACGGGAACTCGCCAGCCTCGGCCTCTGCCCCCACAGCCTTTTTCTTGCCCGCTGCAGTATACACCGGCGTGTTGCCGTACTCGTAGATGTCGAAGCCGTACAGGCGGCCTATCCTGCCGTCAGTCTGGTTGATGTTGTACTGCTCCTTGAACTTGCGGTCAACCATGAGCAGGTCGTTTACGTGGTCGCTGCACAGGACGAGGCGTCGTTTGTCGGCCGGAACGTGCAAAGCGTCCAGTTCTGCCTTCATGCGAACCAAATCGGCCGGGGTGAGGCGCAAACGGCCGGTAGCGGCGTCGCGCTCGCCCGTGGTTACCAACACCGGCGTCTTCTTTGTATTCGACGACGGGCACAACGCATGTGCGGCCTTGGCGAACTTGGCGTCGTTTATTGCGTTGGAATGGCTCTCTTTCACACGGCTCATCTTGTCGTAGCTTATGGCATAGAGCTCGTCGTCCGTTATGGGTGTTACCTTCGTCTGGAACTTGTCGAGCTCTATGGCTATGTCGGCATCGTCAAGTGCCTGCAAGGGTATGGGGTAGGTAGTGTTGTTTATCAGCACCTCGGGATCGACACCCACGTCAACCAGGTGGATGATGTCGTTGTTTACCAGCGAGGAACTGTCGGGCACACCGTCGAGCCACGTGCCGGCAAGCAATCCGCGCAAGGCCTTCACCAATTCACCCGTCCATATCTCCTTGTACACGCCGGCACGAGCCACGCCGGAGGGCAACGCACCGCCTGCAAGCACACCTATCATATTCATTCCTGCGGCCCCGGCCAGCGGCGAAAAGCCGCACAGCCTGGCAAGCAACACACCGGCCGTGCAGTTGAACAACACGGCTCCCAGCAACATAATCACTTTCTTTCTCATTTTTCTTTACGTTTTTAAGGTTTCACTTTCATATCTCCGCGTCCATGCCGTATTCGGCCTTGTACAGACGCTTGTACTCGTCTGGCTGCTCCGCACGGAGCTTTGCAAGCTCACACTCGGGAACATCGCCCAGTTTCTTGTATTCATGCACCGTCGTGCCGACTGCCTTGTTGATGAGCGTGCTCACCTTTACACGTGGCGACATCGCTGCAAAGGTATTTTCCAAGTCCTCCACGCCCGTTTTCTTGCCAAGCTCCACAAACTGCTCTTTCTTGTCCGCACCTATCAGGTTGTCGGCTATGGCTTTATCCACTACCGCCGTGATACGGCCCAGGCGCAGGGTCTCGTTCTCCTTGCGGAGCTTCTCCTCTTCCTGCTTCGAGGCCTGCAACTCCGCTAACTTCGACTTTATGGCCGACTCGTCCGCCGTCTCCGGCAACCCTAATAATAGGGCTAATGTCTTTTCTTCCATTTCCTTTCTTTTTGGTTTATTAATTTGATTCAACAATGGCAGGGCGCATTCGCCGTCCTTGCCTAACTCTATCAATGCGCCGTCCTTCTTCAGAACTATCGCATCGTCGTTCGCGCCGATGTCTACCACCGACACCTCATATAGCTTGCTCTTGGTTATCGTCGGACGCGTCTGACCGTCCAACAAAACGGACTTCTCCGAACTCGTCTCCAATATGTCCACGCCTACACTTACCATTCTTAGGCTGCCGAACTCATACTGCTTCTTGCAACGCTGTGACAACTCCGTCGCCTCGTCAAACTCTAACTCACCGGTCAACTCGCCGTTCTCGCATTGCAGGTTCTTCACCATGCCTATCACCTGCCCGCGACCATGCATGTATAGCAGCACGGGGTTACGCTCGTATTGCTTCGTGTCCATACCGGCTGTCAGTATGCGGGTACCGTAGCTGTTCAGGCTGTCGTTTGTCAATCTTACTCTCTTACCCATTTCATTGCTTTGCTTTTCACTTGCAATATTACATACTAATTATCTAATATCCAAAATTGTATGAAACACATACACTCTTCCTTGAAACCTGTGCGCCGATTCTTGCACACGTGACTTGATTAAAGCAAATTTGTATCACAAAACTCATCTTTGTAGGCTTTTACAAAGCCTACTGATACTAAAACAGGCAAACCAAATGACAAAAGCTGACAACGAAAAGAAAAAGTCGCTCGCGCGCTCGCTATACATGGCGGGCATGGAGTTACAGGAGATAGCGGGAAAGGTGGATGTGTCGCGCGTAACGATGTCTAAGTGGTGTGCGGCGGGTGGTTGGAAGGAAGCCAGGGCTGCCAAGAATGTCACACGGCCCGAACTCGTCAACAAGCTGCTCCTCACCATCGACACGCTCATCACCCAGGTCAACGAATCGGGCGACCCCACACTCGCGGCCGGCCTCGGCGACAAGCTGGCAAAACTCTCGGCTGTCATCGAAAAACTCGACAAGAAAGCCAACGTGGTCGACACCATAGAAGTATTCATGGCTTTCTCCAAATGGATAGAATACCGCTCGGCCACCGACCCCGGAGTGACACCCGAACTCATCAAGGCTATCAACAAATACCAGGACCTCTATATCACGGAGCAAATGGGCATAAAGTAAAGGAGGGGGCAAATGGCTACGGCAACTGAAAAGAAACAGGCTTACCTTCTGTGGCAGGAACACTGCAAACGCGTGCAATCCATTACCGACACCGCCCTGCTCGCAAAGGAAACACCCGAAATGAGTGCCAGGCGCATAAGGAGGCTGCTATCCAACTATGCGGCGTTCTGCGAATACTACTTCCCCCACTTCCTCACACTGCGCGACAAAACCACCGGCGAAGTGCTCAGAACCATACACAACGCACCATTCCACAACGAAGCGGCACGCAAGATACGTTCCACACCCGACCTCAAGGCCGTTTTCATGTGGCCGCGCGGGCACGCCAAGTCGACACACATGGACATATTCATTCCGCTCTGGCTGATGTTCCAGCCCAAAAGGCTCATCAACTTCATGGTAGTAGTGGGGAAAAGCGAAGACGCCGCCGTGCGTTTGTTGGGCGACATACAGGCAGAACTCGAACACAACCAGCGCCTCATTGCCGACTTTGGCAAGCAGCGCGCCTCGGCCTCGTGGCAGGAAGGGGAGTTCAAAACGGCGGCCGGAGTGAAGTTCCTTGCATGCGGACGGGGGCAGTCGCCACGCGGACTGCGCGACCGGGAGGCAAGGCCAGACTACATCGTCATTGACGACCTCGACGACGACGAACTGTGCCGAAACGAAAAACGCGTGCACGACCTCACCGACTGGGTGCGCGAAGCACTCTTCGGGGCTTTGGACGTGGGGCGCGGACGATTCATCATGATAGGAAACCTCATAAGCAAGAACTCCGTCCTCTACAACATCGCACACACCAAAGGCGTCTTCCTATCAAGGATACAGGCCGTGGACCGCGACGGAAATCCCGTCTGGAAAGAGAAATGGACAAAGCAAGAGGCACAGCTGTACCGCGACTTCGTGGGATACCGTGCCTGGGAAAAGGAAATGATGCACAACCCCATTACCGACGGAACCATATTCCGGGCAGAATGGATACGCTATAAGAAAATGCTGCCACTCAGGCGATACGAACAACTCGTGTGCTACACCGACCCCTCCTTCAAGTCCTCTACAGCCAACGACTACAAGGCCTCGCGCCTCTGGGGAAAAACAGGGCAAGAACTCCACCTCCTCGACTGCTACGTGCGACAGGACACCGTAACCGGAATGGTACGCTGGCTCTACGACCTCTACGAACGCACGCGCGACGAGGCGTCGGTGCTCTTCTTCATGGAGGCCAACTTCATGCAGGACATCATACTCGACGAATTCACCGAGGAGGGCAAACGACGGGGATACCAGCTGCCAATAACGCCCGACATGCGCAAGAAACCCGACAAGCTGCAACGCATCGAGGCCGTCTCACCGCTATGGGAAAGAGGCTTCGTCTTCTACAACGAAGCACTGAAGGACTCACCCGACATGCAGGTCGGGATAGAACAGACACTCGCACTCGAACACGGCTCGAGATACCACGACGACGCACCCGACGCCGACGAGGGGGCAATTTGGATACTCCAGAAACACACAAGACAACAAATTTACAAACCGAGGATCGGCATGAGAAGCCACACCTCAAAAAACTCATGGTAAAATGTACACAGCAATCAGACAACTAATTTTCGCCTGGCATTACAGGCGAGCCGTGAAAAAGGCCGTCACACTATCCAAGACATACGGCATGAAGTTTTATGTCCTATACCTGAACGGACGATTGCGTATCGTCCCCAAACAGGCAATACGCGAACTCATCGCACGACACCGCTTCCGGAAGGGCACCACCATCGCCGACATTGAAAAACGAGCACTCTTCATCACACACTGAAAGACGTAGAGACGCGATTCATCGCCTCTCCCGCCTTAAGTTCGTAACAAACATTTAGAGCTCCACGACAAGGGGCGGCTATAATGCAGGGATTAATTATAAAAACAACAAATCATGTTCATAACAGAAGAAGATTACAAGGTCGTCATCGGCGACGCCGCACTCAAAGTCATCTCCCAAGTATCACCCGAGAACCGGGCCAACGCAGAAGCCGAAGCACAAGAGGAAATCGCAGGATACCTGCGGCCGAAATACGACTGCACGGCACTGTTCGACGCCGGGGGAGACCAACGCAACCGACTCGTCGTCATGTACTGCTGCGACATCGCACTCTACCACATGAGCGCCTCGCTGCCCCAGAAAATGGGCTCCGAGATACGAGAGGAACGCTACAACCGCGCAATAAAATGGCTCGAAGGAGTACAGGCCGGCAAAATCGTTCCCGACCTGCCCGTCGTCCTCGACGAGGACGGACAGCCACTAACCGGCACATTCAGCTACGGATGTCAGAAAAAACAACATTATAACTGGTAACATCTTTTCATCATGGGTATCATCAACAATCTCAAACATATCTTCGCCACAAACGACAACCGCAACCACCACAACCCCACACCGCAAGTACTGCACACTAAATACGGCGACTTCAACCTCGCCAAGGACGACGACCGCAAGAAAGTCAGAAAGATAGTTGTCAACCTCCAGCGCACCACCGACGCACTCACACGAAAGGACATCGGAGACTGGAGGCGCGCATGGCAACTCGCCATAAACGTCGACCACCCCAACAGGCAGCCACTCTACGACATCTACCGCGACGTCGACGCCGACCTGCACCTCTCGGGATGTGTCGACCAGCGCAAGGGATTCGTGCTCGCACGCTCCTTCAAACTCGTCACAACCGACGGAAAAGAGCAGCAAGAGGCCGCGCACTACTTCAAACAGGAATGGTTCCGCCACCTGCTCAAGCTCGCACTCGATTCCGTTTACTGGGGGCACTCGCTCATCGAACTGGGAAACGTCGTCACCGACGGCGACGGCTGCCGCTCATACGACAGCGTAAAACTCATACCGCGAAAACACGTCATACCCGAATACGGACGTATCATAACCGACCTCGGACAGGACTGGACTACAGGAATCGAATACCGCCGGCCACCGTTCGCACAATGGCTCATCGAAGCCGGACAACCCGACAACCTCGGTAAATACCTCAAGGCCGCCATACAAACCATACCTAAGAAAAACGCACTCGCATTCTGGGACACATTCGCCGAAATTTTCGGAATGCCCATGCGCATAGCCAAAACAACCACACGCGACGAAAAGGAACTCGCCAAAATGGAACGCATGATGGACAGCATGGGGGCAAGCCTCTGGGGAGTGTTCCAGGAAGGAACGGAAATAGAAGTCGTCGAAAGCACCAAGGGAGACGCCTTCAACGTGTACGACAAACGCATAGACCGAGCCAACTCCGAACTATCCAAACTCATCATAGGGCAGACGATGACCATTGAGGACGGCTCGTCGCTCTCCCAGTCCCAAACACACCTCGAAGTACTCGAAAACATCATACAGGACGACCGGAACATGCTCGCCGACATAGTGAACAACCAGCTCATACCGCGCATGGTCAAACACGGCTTTCCCGTTAAGGGTCTCCTTTTCAAATGGGACGACGCCGTCGACTACACACCGGAGCAACAGGTGGCCTTCGAGACCATGGTCGCAGACCGCTACGAGGTAGACCCCAAGTATTTCGCGGAAAAATACAACATGCCAGTGGGGCAGCGACGAAACACCGCGCCACTTACCCCGCCCGATGACACGGACAACAAAGGCGGCAAGGGCAAACAAACGAACGCACACCCTTTTTTCGACTGAGCCCCGATGAATTATCGTGCAAGGCGAACGCAATGGAGCTTCCTCCAATTGCTGGGCCGAAGCCGATAATGCGTCTCGGAAGAGACGAATATTCGGGGCTGCACCGACGATACGCCGGACTCCTCGGCAACACACTGCTTCTCAAGCAGGACAACAACATTCCCGAACACCAGCTACGCGAACTGCTCCAGCGATTCCGCAATATGATGCGCGCACTATTTAACGAAAAGGGGGCTTCGCTGCGAATCGAAATCCTCGCCGAAAAACCCGCGCAGGACTTCATACGGACACATACCGACACGCTCGACTCCGCATTCCGACAGGTCGAAATGTCCCACACAATGCGGCAACAACTCAGCCGCTCCAACTACGTCTTCTCCGGACTTAAAACATTCCACGAACTCAACGAGGCCTTCCCGTCGCTTTTGGATGAGAACGGCAACAGGAAAACATTTGAACGCTTTTTGAAAGACGTTCAAAAGATAGACGAGACATACAACCGCAACTACCCCGTGCAAAAAAACAATACCGCCCCGGATGATAAGCTCGGGGCGGTATCGTTCCATGTCAGTCTGCCGGCGCTTGCGCCCGTTCGGTGCCGCGCGACGCGGCCGGCGTTATCTCAGGGTGAGCCTCCAAATACATGTCGCGCAATGGCAGGCTCAGCACAAAACAAATGTCCGGTATCGACAAGTCATAACGCCGTTCCTCGCCGTTCGCGTCCTTTATCATATACGACGGCGAGTTATATATGAAATTCTTGAAGCCGTTGAACATATCCTTGTCCGCGCAAGCCATGCACGCACCGTGCGCCGCGTTCTCCACGTCCAATGCCGTCTTCGGGGCATAACCCCCTATCTCCGAAAACAGGAAATCCCTGTGCTCGTCCAGGAAACGCTGCCCCCCTATCTCGGCAAACAACCTCCGCCCCGCCTCGTTAAGCCGGCGAGGGCTGTGCTTAATCGAAAACACGCTCGCAGCCTCCTTGTGTTTCATCACCAGCAGCGACTTTATGCTCTCCACATCCGCCTTCACCGCCCTTATGTCATCCTTTATGTTGCCAATGTCCCTGTCGTGCACATCACACGCCGCGTGGCAGGTACGCTTGTCAACCTCCTCCATGCGGTGCGAAAAACGACCCACGCCGAACGCCTTGTTCACTATGAACCATACGCCCCCCAGCACAGTCGCCACAATACCCGCGCCTATGCCTATCACGTCCAATACCGTCATGTCTGCCGTCATCACGTTGTTTATTTACGAACACGCCACAAATTTACTAATTAATCAACCAATCCGCCCCTACCCCGTGCAAAAAAAACAACACCGCCCCGGGGCACTTCACCCCCGAGCGGTATCATCTTCAATAGCCTGTGGCGCTTGCGCCCGTTGGTCTCCGGCACCAGCCGGCGATTCATCGCGTCTACTGTGGCCGAACCTGCGCGCTTGCGCCATTCGGAGCCACGCGTCGTGGCCGCGTCTCAATCACCCGCCGCCTTTATCATCTCGCGCGCCTCCGCCTCATTAGGCAACATATCCAGCACTAATTGGCACAGACCGTGCATGCGCTCCTGGTCCGCAAGCTCGCCGTCTA